ATGCCGTCCATTATAGTTCCTCCAGTTCCGATAATACTAACTTTGTCATTATAGCATAAAAGTACCTAGCTTCGCAGTCTCCGTTGCTTATTCCCTTTGGCAAAATCTCTGCTGAATGCAAAAAAAGCCACAAACTCTGATAAAAGCAGAGTTTGTGGCTTTTTTTAGCTAGTAAATGATCCCCATGTATTCTGTGCGTTGCCATCGTTTGGTCCGATTGGCAAATAAATTCTCGCGCCTGACGTATCTGTCCCACCAATAAAAACATACCCATCTGCAATATAAAACGCATCGTAATAAAAGCGAGTATTTTTAGGCCAAATACCATAAATTGGGGCTGACAGGCTAGGTTGGCCCGCTCTTAAAACAATACCTTCGTCCACACCAATTAGAAATGATTTCTTCGTTTGCGGGCGCCAAAGTTCAGCAATGTCGCCGTCGTTCACATAACCTAACAAATGTCCGCTATTTTCAATACGGTAAAGGTTTTGTCGGTCGGGTAATTTCGCTGTAATTGTTCCTACTTGTGTCCAAAGTGCCTCTGCTGATAGATGTTCATTGATTAAAGCATCTGGTGTTGGATAGATTGAAGTGAAACGAATTGCTTGTCCTACTTGATATTTTGGCGCATTAGGTTTACCTGGCTGAATAATGACAGTCTCACCTGTTTCAGAAACGCCCGTTTGTAAATCTTGTGCCAACTGTGCTTTACTAATCCCCCAACGCGCTAAATAACCATAAGGATCTGTATGATCTCCCCACCAATTTTTTGTAATCCAATCATGAGTGACTATTCCATAACCTGTTCCATCGTCTAGCGAAAAATCAGCACCAATGTTCTGAGCCAAATCACGGGCCAAATTAACATAGGCAGCATAATCTTTTTTAAACGTCGCCGCATTATTCGTTCGAGCCAATTCGATTTGCGCATAGGCTTTTTGATTAGCTAAAGAACCTGCGCCATATTGAATTTGGCCAGCAGGAGCTAATTGTTTCACTCGTCCACCAGATCCGACAAAATATGAGACATAAGCATTTGACCAATTTCGTTTCATATAGGCCACTTCATTGTCTAAACTGTGTGGTCCTAGGTTCCGCTCGTTTCCAGATTCATGTAAAACAATTAATTCATTGCTTGCAGAGCCGGGAAAATAAGTAAAGTTGATTGGATCCGCTTCGATAGTGTAAGCGCAAGCCGTCATCGGAATCGTTAAACTTAAGCCAATCACTAAAGCAAGTTGAATCATTAATTTTTTAAACATAGCATGCTCCTTTCTTAAAAAAGCCATGAAAGGAAAGTCAAAATAACTTCCCTTCCACGGCTTAAACCTGCAGATAAATGGCGGGACAGAAGTAATTTCTTCGGCAATCAGCCGAAAGTTCTACGTTTGTCCCGACCACTTCTACTTAATCATCTTTATTTTTTAACTGAATAAATAACTCTTTTAACTTTTTCGGCATAGGAATAAAGGTCGCAATGTTTTCAAAAAAAGAAAGTCCTTCGTTCGCAATGTAAAAAATCAGAACCATTTCCCGAATTGGCAAATTGTTCCCCACAACTTTTTCAACACGAACCGCTACGGCAACCACAAATAACATCGTCACTTTTTTCGCAATTCCGAGCATACCAATCCGACTGGACAATTCTTTTGTGGCGATTGCCTTAATCCAACCTGTGATGAAATCGACAATAATTAAAAAGAGGAAGACATCCAACAATTGATCTAATCCACCTAATAAACGTACGACAATCCCACCGAAAATGCTTAAAAGCATTATTATTGTGTTGAGATAACGTTCCATAAAAAGACTCCTAAACTAGCTTGTTATTTTGTTGGAAACGGATCGTCCGTGTACCAACTTCCTTGTAGGTAAATATTTCCAGCACGGTTAGCACCAAAAAGAATTCCTTGATTTCCCATCTCATATAAACCTGCACAATTCGGTTGAGGGAAGGTATATTGCATAGCAGTTAACGCCAAATTCCATATTCCCTTTGTAATCTTCGTCGATAATGTATATCCTGTTGGAACAGTAAACACTTTAACCAAATTATTATTCAATTTCGTCGGATCACTCAAATTACATCTTACGAATGCATCGACACGATTTCCTACCCTAATTAATACAAATTTCATATTATCCTTATTAAAGGCCGCCTGATATTTTGCCCCGACTTCACCGACTCCACTAGCTTCATAAATGGCCATTTTAGAAGATTCAAAAGGCACACCATTGACGGTTGGCATAGTTACAAAATTCTTCACCCCAGCAATCTCTTGATCACCTGTTTGTGTCACAGCTTGACCTTTAATCGCTTCCGCAACGTTTTTCGGGTGCATATATTTACTCGTTAAAGTTCCCGCGACTGCTTCGCTGTCTGATGCGAAGCCATAATTTTCTACATTGCCTAGCCCCACTTGTTCAGCGGTTACTTGGTGCGGATTATCCTGATTTTCCACATGGGTCTTGAGTTGCTCTGCTTGAACAAAACCACTCTTCGCTAAAACCGCTTGGGCATCAACAGACAGACCAATATGAAGCCCCACGTAATCAACTTCTAAGCTAGCTGGCGTTACCCCATTCGATGAATCTGTATAGCTCATTAAATAAATGAAACCTTCATCTGTGATAAAATTCTGATCATTGATTTGAATTGAAAAATCGCCAAACTCTTTTGCTGATTCTTGGATTTGAGTTACCCAATTATCCGTAGTTGGTAAATACGTAGCGATTTTAATCGTTTGATTATTGGGCGCAGCGGCTTTCACACGTTGATTAATCGTAAAAAATTGAACGTTCTGGCGAATAAATGCCACCGCCTCGTCAGTTGTGAATGTTTCAAACATTTGTGGAATTAATTTTTTAGCGGCTTCAACGAGATTGAAGGCCGCTAATTGTTGCGGAATCACACCGCTTTGGGTGGAACCTGTTTTCACACCCTCATCATCACGGCTGGCCATTTTATTGTAGTCCGCTTGGGAAACTTCCTCCCAAACGTCTGTTGGCTTCTTAAGAATTTTTGCCGTAAAATCAGTGTAATAACTGTTTGCATTGGTGGCTGTATTGCCGGCCGTTTTACCGTTAAAGTCTAACTTCATTTTGACAGTAGTTGGCTTAGCCAATAAAGAAATACCGTCTGCTTTTGTCATACGGTCATTCAAATCAATTTGAAGACGATTCGCCAGAGTAGCTTGTTTGATGCCTTGTGTATCTGTGCGTGCTTGGACAATTTCTGGATTACTATCACCTGCTTCTGCTACTAATTGATCGAAATCATTTCGCAAAGTATCAAATTCTTGTTTATTATTATTTGCCGTTGAAACTGCATTTCCTGCAATCGTGATTGCTGTTTTGGCATTGTTCATCGCTTGGTTGGCTGTTTCATTTGCTTGATTGCCTGCATCGGTGGCAATTTGTACGGCTTCTTTGCCAGCTTCATCTGCGATGTTTTTCGCTTCAGAAATTCCATTCGTTAACTGGACTTGGTAAGCATCAACTTTCTCAGCTGATGCATTCGACTGATCCAAGATTGCATTGATTTTAAGGCGACCTTGATTCAGGGTATCTAATTCTTCAATATGTTCTACTGACATTTCGTCACACTCCTCTAGTTTTCATTATTTTATTAAAACTGGCCACCCAATTGGGATTGAATATACACACGACAGATGACCGAAGCATCCAACCATAGTGGCTGATGAGAGAAAAATTGAAGCGTGTGATTGCCGCGTTCGATTTTTCCATCTGTTGTTTTTCGTAAATAATTCAAAATGTTTAGCCGTTGTTGTTGCAATGATAGTTGGGGTAATTTTTTGCCATCCACTACCAAATCAATATTCGTTACAGAATGCGAAGGTCCTTTAGCAGTTGCCTTGAACGTTAATTCTGCGGTGTTTACATAAAGAATGTCCTCGTCAAAGTATAAATTCAGCTCCACTGGCTGTGTCTTGCTAAGTTCTCTTTGTATTGAACGATTTAAAAGTGTCGTCGCCCCTTGTGCGTAAGTTTCGCTAATCTCTTGTTTCCGACTGAAAGCTGTCATGGTACTATGAATTGTTTCTTGCAGGTTTCCTAACTCTAGCTGAATGTCTTGGGGGGCACCAAAGACATCTTTTTTACTTTCTTTTTTGATACGAAGGTTGACACTCCCAAACTCATTCGTATTAATCATGATAACCGTACCCAACCGCAAACGATCGATTGCCAAAGGTTGATCTGTTAATTTAATTAAATCAGCTGCAGTCACTACCCAAGAAACTTGTGGTTTGGTCCATTCTTCTAACATTCGCAAAGCATTTTCCTTTAATGCCTTGGGATCAGAAAAACGCTGTTCCACCCAAATTGACTCTAATAAACCATAGCGGTCAATTGCGGCCTTGTTCTCTAAATACGGAACCCCTTGATTGACCGAGCGAATATTGACTTTGTTAACACCTTCGCCTGAACCTAATGGATAAATCCGATTGATTAGCATCTTGGGATTACGTTCTATTTCAAATCCTTGCATGTTGTAACCTTCTTGAATTCGCGCAACTGGTTCTGTTGGCGGTTTGACTAATGAAAGTTCAAAAGGATAGACCTCTGTATTCCATTGCCAAAGATATTCCTCTTCGAAATCGGCTGGGATGCTAAATAAAGGCTCGACTAGCCCATTTTCATTCTCCCATTTATAGGTTAATTTCCTTGAAAAATCACATTTTTTTAGGACCCAATGCTTTGTTTTTTGTTTATTTAATAGAAATTGAATGGCCTCTTTCGTTGTTTTGTTTTTAATTTCGTGACAACCAAATAGGACAGTATCGCCTAAGGTACATAATGCTTCTGTGGCAGAGTAGTGAATTTGATTATTGTTCGCATCTTTCTTAATTGTGGTTGGCATCACGCGATATAAACCAATATATTCATTCTCATTGTCGGTCAGTTCCACCCATTGCATTTCTTCAATAAATTCATTTTTAGGATCATCTAGTGGCATGGTAAAATCTAAACTCCCAATTTTGTTCTCTATTTTTTCATAACTGACTTGATAGGCATTATCCAAGATTGCCGTATATGTTCTTTTCAAATCCAGCGCCATTAACATTTAATCACCCTCCTACACAAATCGGTTAGGATAGCGAATCGTCAAGCGGAAGTCGCTATCTTTGGCTTGAATATACAGCGGTTCATTGGGATATAGATGAAAATCGTTCATTGGTCGAATCATCGGTGCACCATTTTTTGTCAGATAAAAATTTTCAGTATCGATAATAATTTCCGAACGATCAAAGTCTCCTAAGTTAATTGTATCGTTCCGTGTTTTAATCCAAACACCACGTCCGGTTCCTGTTAAAATAATGGTCGGTTTGACTTTTAATCCTTCAACCGTAGGATAAATTTCAATTGGCCGAACTTCTTTGCCTAAATCCCCCATCGTGTAAGCCCGATTTTGAAAGGTAATCATGGTTGATCCCCAATAAGCCCCGCCTTCAATTAAAATTGGAAAATCAACTGCACCTGAGCCTGTATTCCCCATTAAGTAATTCGCTTGAAATGTAATGGTTGGCGAACCCCACATCACACTAGTCGCATCACTCCGTGTGTATTTATACGGATCAGAAAGCAATAAAGTAAAGGTGCCTGTTACTTGGTTAACACCTTCGGGTACATCACTCACTGAAGACTTACTGCCAAACCACAGCATTTCCGGTTCATCGTTAAACCAAATAGAAACGTCTTTTTCCGTAAACAAAGCAACGTTTAAATGATTAAATGC